AGCGAGACTTGGCAATAAACTCTTGGTAGGGGGTGGGCAGTAAGTTACTCATCAATTTTGCTCCAATTCTTACAGCAAACCGTCTTCTTGGTCTGCTTTTGCTAACTGATCTAGAGATTTTGTCTGTCTTATAACTTGTCGCATACGAGCATCAAACATTGCTTGAGGAACGTGACTTACAATATGCCGATCTTGTAACAGCCACAAACCATCTGTACCGTAGTCTAGTGTATAGCCCTTCGACTGTTCATCTACTCTGAGTGCCTCTAGTTCGTTAGATAACTCGACAATCCTCTCAGCAGCCTCTAGGTAGAGGTTTCCTTCGGGCTTGTCTTCGTCTTCGGGGAAGACTGTCTCCCAACTCGTAAGCCTGTCTACAAGCCTTTTATCACACCGATACATCAAACAAATCATCCAGCTTTGGTGGTTGGTAGTTAGGGCCTTTTAGCACTTTGCCATCGTCTCGGTAAAGAGGTTTTCCATCAGGCCCCAGCTTAGACATGTTTGACTCATGCACTCGGTTAAACACTACATCTAGGGGTAGACCAAATGCTACGGCTGTTCCATGCACTACATACAGTAGGTCAGCTAACTCTTTAGTGAGCGCTACTTTGTTGATGACTGGCCTAAATAACTCTTGGGAGACTTCCTTAGCCTCCTCCATTATGAGACGTTGACGTAGCATAGCAGTCTCTGTGTCAGGCTCTTGGTCGTATACTTGGTCCATAGCCTTAGTAAAGGCTGACACAAGCTCATGCTTGGTGACGTGTTTAATCATTCGTCTTCCTGCTCTGCTCCAAAGATTGACATAAGGCCAATCACCACACCTAGCATGAAGTTAGAGATGGCAATGGTCAAACCTAGAACAACACCAGTACCTACGATAATGAAGGGGGCCATAAGACCCACTAATACTGCCATGTTAATTATCTGCTCTAAGCTAATCATCTTGGTCCTTGTACTGCTCTAAGTCTATAAACCCTAGTTCGTCTAGTACCTCTAGAGCCTCTACTACAGTGATGTTGCTATCTGCAAGCAACTGTCTCAGTCCATACGTCTTAAGCAAATAACTAATGTAATGTTTGCCCTTCATACCCCATAATACCTTCTAAAGCCTCTAAGTCTTCTTCGTCCCAGATAACAAAGGAACTGAAGACGCCCATCTGGATGTCTAGCTGGGCTTGAGGTGCTGCTATATAGTCTACACAACTGCTATAATCTCCGCTCCAGACTTCTAAGAACCCCCCTTGAGACTCTTCGTCCATCAAGCCGAATACGTAGTAGATCACTTCTTCTTCTGACATAGCTCTAAATAGTGCTCCATGCTAACAACACATAACCAAGGCTTTCTATCTCCACGGAGGAAGACTACAGGTTCATACATACCATCTTGTTTCGCCTGGTCTACATACTGGTAGAGTGTAGCAAAATCTTTGCGTCTCTTGACTTCAATCGATACGGGTAAGTGTTTTCGGGCTAACGGTGATAGCTGTATGTCTTCACCGTTCTGGCCCATAGCTGTGGACCTGACATCATCAGGCTTTAGGCGAGGGAAGGTCTTAAGGATAGCGTCCCTAACTTCTTGCTGTCCTAACCTTCCCTTTGCCTTGGAAGACCTTGGGTTACTCACAGGAGGGAGGCTCCCAAAGTTCCTCTGGCTCCCTACGTAACCAGAGCAATCTACCATTCTCTATAACCCTGTCTTCGTCTCCACCATAGGCTTTGACACAGGTGTCATAGAGTTCTCTCTCCGAAGTGCATGGGTCCAACATTTTTTCAGCAGTCTTAGGGCCAACGCCGTCTAGACCAACTATGTTGTCTGCACTATCTCCCATCAGTATTTGCTGATAGAAGAAGAAGAGGCCGTCGAACTCTTCAACAAATGTCCAAGTGTCCTTAACAAAGTTGTAGTGCCAGCAACTAAGCTGGAGCATGTCCTTGTCAATGGATGCTACGCAAGAAGTAGGGCCTTCTTGGGTAACGGCCTTGGAAATTAGATCGTCGGCCTCTTCACCCTCAGATACGATAGCGCCCCACTTTGACTGCATATGTTCACGCAGTAGGGGGAGGAATTGTGGTTTAGGCTTGCCTTGGCGATTGCCTTTGTAGGGAGCAGCCTTAGCGACATCGTACCTGAAGTTTTGCTTCCCAGTCAAAAAGACTTCGTAGTCGTTCTTGGTAGGGAAGGCAAGGCATTCATATACAATGTTCTCGATAACCCTGTCAACAGAAACTTGCGCATCTTCGACAGAAACATCAGACTTTGCAGGGTTGTTATTAGCATAGTCAGCAGCCGCAGCCACTCGATACGCTACAATATCCCCATCAATGAATACCTTGGTAATGTGTCTCACTCGACACCCCAATCATCAGAGTAGCCAAGGTCATCAGAAGACACCTCACCTCCACTACGCTTAATAGCGTTAAGAACCTCCACGTAGGAGAAACCCATCGCTACAACAAATGACAAGAAGACTCGGAGAACATCGGACAGATGCTCCCCTACTTCTTCCTGGTTTAGACTAAGGGTCTGACTGACCCCATCTACGTCCTTAAACTGACGTGCAGTGAGACTAATATCCACTAGGCTACCTTCATCCAATCTTCGGAGTCATCCAACTCCTGTTTTTCCCAGACTTTGTGCTTGGTGACACCTACAGCAATCAACCGAATCCCTGCCCCATTGGAGTAAGTCTCGAAGTTAATCTTAGCTTCAGTGCCGTTACCAAGCTCACCATCCTCCTCAAAGGACCAAGGACGCTTGTTATCCATACCCTGAGTAAGGTCTACAATGACAGGCGCTCCGCCATAGTCTACCTCTTTAACTTTGTTAGTCTTCTTGTCGGTGAAGCTGATGACATTGTTAATAAGACGCTTCATCTTAATAAACTTGCCAATACCAAACTCTTCGTTACCGTCAAGAATACGAGGATTGCCAAGAATCTCTTCTTGCAGACCATCAGCAATGAGCTGGTCGATCTGGTCCTGAGAAGTGAAGTAGGCATTGACGATATACTGCCCACCCTTCTCGTAGATAGCTTGGGAGATACGGTTACCTTCTGGGTTCCCCATATCTGCGTTCTGTGGAAAAACTTTAGCGTATTCCAGAACCATATCCATCGTGTATTTAGCCATCGTCGGGTACTCCTTTTTTGGCTGGTACTATAATATAAGCCTCTTTTGAGGAAAAATACGAAGAACTTTAGTGTATTTCTGCGTAATTTTCTCCAAACTGGGCATCAATACCCAGAGGCACGTTAAGGTTAAGTTGAGTGTTAAGGGTTTCGATAGCCTGTTCCATAACCTGTTGAGTGTGTTGTTCATCGCCCTTGCTTACCAGAGCAATAATCTCATCATGGAACTGACCTATAGTCTTAACCCCGTTCTTCCTACAGAGTGCTACCCAACTGTCAAAGCAGTAGACCCCTGTAGACTGGTTAAGCGTAGAGAACTTGTCCTTGTCACTACGCAAACTATGATAGAACCCACTGACTGGGTTCCGTAGCCATGTCTTACCTTCCTTGTCTCTAGGCTCCATGCTACCTACTAGCTTGGTGATAGCCCAGTTACGTGTCCAGAAGGCGTCCAGCAGCTTCTTAGACTCCTTGACTGACAGACCAGTAGTTCTGCTGAGTTTAGTGGCCCCTACACCGTAGGTCGCTGAGTAGTTCACCACCTTGTAGTTCTTACGCAGGGCCTTTAAGTTTACCTCACCCAAGTTGTGCTTGTCTATGTCAGCCTGAGTGATAGCTCCCGCATGCTTAGCCAAGTCAAGGTGTGGATCAAAGCCCTCACGGGACATCTCTGCTACATACTCAGGGTCCAGAGGCTGCATGTAGTGCCGCTTGGTGGTGTCCTCAAGGCTGGTCATATCAGCACCACACAGCGTATAGCCCTCTGGTGCAGTGAGACAGCCACGTATCTCCTTACCCCAAGGCTTATCTACACCGGGAAGGTTGACCAATGGCTTGTAGTGCTTGAACCGTAGCGTGTTGGTAAACCCTGCAATCTCTGCCTTAAGCCACCCATCCTTGTGACACTCAAGGAACCCCTTAAACATACCAATACGGTGACTGAGGACAGACAGTCCGTCTAGCAGACCTACAGCAGGGTGACGGTCTATCAGGAGCTTAACGCTCTCACAAAGCTCAGAGCCGTCCCTGACCTGCTCTACCTTATGCTCGACCATCTCTGTGGTTCCGGTCTTTTTGTTGAAGACCTCTTTCATACTGTAGTTAAAGGTGGCTGGTTCCCACCCTAAGGTACGTAGCCACTCCTTGATCTGGGAGTGTGAGCTAGGGTTAGCCCTCTCCTCCTTGTCTAAGACCTGGATAGGCTCTTCAGTGGTAGGGGGGTGTCCTCCTGCCCTTAGCAAAGCGTACCACCGCTCCCCATACACTGTAAGGCTACCATCAGCTTTGGTTAGGCGCTTGGGCTTCTCTATCTTCTTATATATCTTATTCCTCGGCATAGCTTCTGCGAGTTGCTCTGTTTTTTCGTCTTTGAGCCGCAAGAGTTCGTCGTAGTGAGATTGAGCCTTTCCCACGTCCAGCTTCCATTTCAGGGCCTCCTGCTGACGAGCGCAGTCCATCTTGAACGACAAGTACTGTACGAACCTGTCCCGCTCCGTTTCGTCTTTGTAGAGCCACTGTAGCTGGCTTGTTAACTCTTTGTAGAGTCTTACGTTGATCTTCACGTCTTCTTCGCATCGGTGTCTATACTCATCTGGTGTAAGGTTGTTCCAATCGTCAATCTTGGGCTTAGGGACACCATACTGTTCCCCATAGCCCTCTAGCCCATGTCTCGGGCGATCATGGTTGAGATACCAAGACAGAGCTAGGGTATCTACCAGCTTGGCCTTGACCTCAATACCCAGCAGCTTTTCCACTAGGGGGATGTCGTACCGGATGATGTTGTGACCTACCAAGACCTCTGCCTCAGTGAAGAACTTTCGCATACGGTCATAGTCGTGGGTCCAGTGCATTTCCCCGTTGTCCATCCAAGCCACTACATGAATCTTGGTAGCATCCTCAAGGAGGTTGTCAGCTTCAATGTCAAATACTGTCATCTTCCCTGCCATAAAAAACAGTCTCGATCTTAGTCTCACCACTCCTGAGAGTGTCAAACAAATACCAAGCACAATTATCTTTTCCAGTGTGCTTACTGTCAGGAATCCATTTCACCCTACCAACACTGACAATCTTTCTACAAAATTGCAGGTAGTCCCTTGACTGCTTCGTGTGCATCCAATCCGCATCAAACAACAACCAAGTCGGGCGTTGCCAACGAAAGTGCTGGATTAAAGGGTGCAGTATGTCCCTTGACCAAGGGGGATTAGTTATAACGTAATCAACTTCTCTATGCAGAGGTGGTGCAAACCTGAAGTCCATCTTTTCTACGGAATGATGCTGAGGCTCAATGTCATACATTTCTATGCAGGAGGCTCTGTGCAAGTTAACTAGGTGTTTAACCAAAGCCCCATTACCCGCACAAGGTTCAGCGAACCGAACCCCCCTTGGAATATGAGGAAGAAGGGGGCGGACTGCCACCTCTGGTGTAGGGTAGAAGTCTCGCTCAACCCTGTCAAAACTGCTTCTCTTTCCCACTACTCTGTCCCCGCCCCGATTGCTACGCTAAAGTCTTTAACGCAACTTGCCACTAAAGTGGCTACGAGGTCGGAATGGTCTCTCAACACTTGCTTGTAAAGCTCTACATAAGTCTTTGCCTCTCTGTCTTCAAGGGAAACAGTGCAGTCAATTAGGTGTTCTACGACCTTATCAAGGTAGGTGTTCACAGTCCAAGGTGCTTGGTCCATAGCTGTTTTAGCGTCAATCATTACAAAATCTCCTGTAAGATAAAGGTGGATGGGTTAAAGCGTAGTCTACCAGCCCTACCCTCTTCAGAGCAAGGGCGATTCTTCTGTACCGTAAGGTAGGTTGTGTTCCTCTCGTCGTAGTCCTCAGCCTCTTTGTCTCGGCTAAGGTCAATAATGACAGAAGCTCTCTGTCCAATCATCTTACAGTACTTAGGGTCACCGTTCTCATTGGTGTGAGCAATCGTCACAATCCCTACGTTAAGCTCCGCAGACAGCTTAGACAGTCGGACTGACAGATCAGCGAGTATCTGTTCCTTACCCTCTTCCGTAAGCCCTGCTACAACATCTTGGATAGGCTCAAAGAACACAAACTGACAACCACAAGCCTCTCGGAAGAACCTAATCTGGTCAATAAGCTCATCAGTCCCTTGACCATCAGGAAGGTAAAACTGGTAGAAGTTCTCGTCCTTAGTCAAGTCAGTGATAGCCTCTTCGATAAGGGGGCCTGCCTCTTCCTCGTCAATAAGGTCTCGACGGGTGACGTTAGTGCCTGTGTGGTAGGTTACCAGACCGAGAAGGCTACGAAGTTTGGTTTCCTCAAGGTGCCATGTAGCAAAGGGAACACCCCTCTGGAGAAGGTTGTACTCTAGGTAACGCATCACTTCAGTCTTCCCAATACCTGTCTGTGCCTTAATGACAGTGAAGTGTCCCTGCATCAGGCCCATGATCTTGTCATCTAGAGCCTGTATCCCGGTTGGTACGAACTGGTGCTCAGGGGTATCCCTATACAGACTGAGGAACTGGTCTGTGGTATTAAGGATGTTCTCGGGGATAAACTTCTTAGCGGAGTACCAAGCATTCTTAAACGCCTGCGCCTGCCCTGCTACAAGAAACTCATTAGCATCCTTAAACTTGTCATGAGGGACACGGTAGACCTTGTTAGGAAACAGGTTAGCCATCTTAGCAGCTAAGGCATTGCCTGGACCGTCATTGTCCACTGACAGGATAATCTTCTCAAAGCTATCCAGCCAAGTGCTACACTTCTCCCAGAGGGCCTTAGAGGGGGTAGCAGAAGGCAGTGAGACTACTGGATTAGTGTAGTTCCCCTTCAGCATCTGGTAGGCTGACATAGCGTCTACCTCACCTTCAGTTACGGTAACAAACTTAGCACTACCAGCATTCCATAAGTTCATCCCAAACAATTCGTCCTGCTTAAGACCATCACTACTGAAGGCTTTAGGAAAGTACCTAATCTTCTTACCACCACTAGGGTAGGGGTACTCTTGTTTAATCGGTTCGCCATCGCCTGAGAAGGTTACTACACCGTAGTGTTCCATAGTGTAAGAGGTTATACCTCTCATTGCTACAAAACCTGATTGAGAGTGTTCTTTAATATTCTTAGGGATAAAGTTCATCTCATCCTCCTTGTCAAAAGATTTTAAGGGAAACTCTTGTAGCACCTCTTCACTGTATCTTACACCCTTAGTTGGGTAGGACTCTTCACAGCTATGGCAATATCCTACCATATCTACAGAGTTGTAGCTAAAAGCATCAGTGCTACTACAACTAGGATGAGGACAAGGTTGGTGACTAATTTCTACCATGTAGTATTCCTAAACTTAAGTAGTAACTATAGTATGTAGTAAGCCTCTTTTTGACCTACTTACGAAAAGCTATTTTAGCATAGCTAGCTTGCGTTTGATCCTTTGGTCGGCATATTGCACGGCCCTAGGGGATATTTTTAAGGCTGTAGCAACCTCTTTAGCAGTGAGACCTTCAGGGCCATAACGTAGTAGGAAAATCTGGTAGTCTCGGTCTTTGAGCTTGGCTTTCATGATATTGCTAACCTGATTGACCCAGATCATTTCTTCTGTAGCACCCTCATAAGACCCCTCACTGCCCTCTATTAGCTCTGTAGAGCCTTCTAAGGCGTGTCTGAGGTTACCGTAGGTGTTATTGGCCATATGATCTAAAGGCCCTTCTTGACCCTTCCTGATAGCTCTAGCATTGTCTCTAGTTTTATCAGAGGGGGGTATAGTCAGGGGGCCTTGGCGTAATGATATAAAGTCTTGCATCTTCTTCTTAGATACTAATACAAGGTCAGGGATACTGTCGTACCCCCTCGCTTCATGCTCTAACCATTCGAGCAGTCCCTCTGATACGAGGTCTTCGTACAAGTCTGACCGCCGGAAGCTACGTGCTAACTTCCGACAGGTCTTTATCTTCTCTTCTAGTTCCATGCTTTTCCTTTGGTCTGGAAGAACTCGTCAATGAATATCTCCAAGTCCCGTATGTTAAGTGATGCGTCTGAGACATCATTCTTAAGCCTATCATAGGTAGCCCTACTCTGCCAAGTCTTGCTCTCTTGGTCTTGTAGCATGGCATGCACCTCGTCTTGTGCTGCATCCAGACAGTCACGAATCTCTATTAGTTTATCACGTACATCAGACATATTATTCTCCGTATTTAGCTAGTCGTTTAGTGGTGACGGTAGTGGTTCTCTCGTCTTCGTACCAGAATACTGTAGCTTTGGGGCCACCCCCTACATCCAGTACCTTACCTAGTGCTAACACAGGCTTCAGGGTTCTGTAAGCATTAGGCCCTTTATGCGTCAACCGTACTGAGGCTTGGTAAACCCCTACTACGGTATCATTGATAGACAAGGGGTTTCCTAGAAAGTCTTTAGCCACGTTTGGCCTCCTCGTACAGTTCTCTGGCGGTCTGTAGGTCTAGCTTGGTACAGGCATAGTCTAAGGTGTTCTTAGGGCCGGACCAACTGGCTATACGTCTCTCCAGTTCTGCGATCTGGGCTTCGATACGGGGGGCTATAAGCTGTAGGGCAGGGGTCATTAGAATCTCCAAGCTAAGAGTAAAAGGGAGAGGGTGATAACAACCACCCCCAGGATACCTAGGGCTAACATAAGGGGGCTACCTTCTCTGTAGGGGGGTCCATTTCTGGATAAGGTCGGGCTTCATGGCACGCCAGCCATCATCGGTGATAGACCATGCCTTAATCAGTGTAGGGTTAAGCTCTGCCTCATGCTCGTCCCACTTCTTAAGAGCTGCTACAATACTGGAGTTCAGGGTCATCTTCCGGGTGGTGACAGTACCATCCTTCTTCATAAACTCTACGTCTACGATGCCCTGCTTGAGGTCGAGAATCTTGTTGAGCACGTCAGTCATATTGTTCTCCTGTGATGCTGAGTTGCGTGTTACACTGTTGATATAAGAACTACCAGAGTGTAGTCAATACCTATCAACTGGTTGGTTGATGTTTCCTTGTTGTTTAGTCCTACTTGCCCTCGGTGGAAGCCTCCTCCCAATTTCCACTGAGGGTCATTTTCCCACGAGGGGGTCATTTTCCCACGGTGGGGGTCCGCTCATTTTCCCACGAGGGGGTCATTTTCCCACGGGGGAGGTCAGGTTTAGTTCAAATACCTAAAGTATTAGTGCTAAAGTTAGTACAAATTTGATGCAACTTATGAGTTTAGCCACATTTATATCAAATACTTTAGGTTTTAGGTGCATGGACATTTATGTTAAATACGTAAAGTTTAAAGTGCATACAAAGTTACCTCAAATACGTAAGGTTATTGGTGCAAGAATATTTAGCATAAATACCTGTAGTATTTAGTACAGATTTGATAAAAGTGTGAATCATACCACAAAACCCCTAGTTGAGTCAACCCATATAGCTAAAATACGATATGAATATTTGCTGTGCCTGACTGTTCAAATATAGATATCTTTTGAGTGCATAGCTTAATGAATTTCTGCATAGCTACCGCCACATCCCTAAAATATGGTCTTCCTATCTTAGGTTAAAACTTCCCCCCTATTCGGACACTCTACCACCAGGCGAGAGTCCTGGTCTAAGCTCTACCATAAGTTAATCTGGGAATCCTAGTGCTAGGTGCTACCACCAGGCGAGAGTCCTGGTCCTGGCTATCGTACAAGTAGAAATCAACGCTAGGCTGGTTTTAAGGCTCACTGAGCGGGCTTAACCTGTTTTGGGTATGGTAACCCATAGAAACCACCAAAGCCGATGTTCACATTTGTTCTTTCGTATTTTATGCAGTCACGCATTGCCACTATTCCTTGCATGCATGACTTTTTTACTTTGCTGCTTTGCGTATTATATGAGACAGTAGCTTATCGCTAACGGGCGCTTACATGAGGCGGCGCTTTTTGTCTCTCTCCAGAGTGCAACTTAGTCGTCTCTTGCAAGCGCCCAAACAAGGAAAACAGATATGCCTAAACTTTTGGATACTCTTATCATTTACACTTTAATCTTTTTCGGCGCTTTCGGCTTGCTTAGTCTTGCGTGCGCTGTTTAACCCTAAGATAAGGGAACTAAGATAATGACAACCAACATCAAAGCCGGGCTCGTGTTTGAGGCGTTAGGACTACGCAACGAGGATCAATGCCCTATTCAATCCCATATCTGCGACATGATGGAGGACAACGAGTATAACGACGTCAAAAGCCTTGTCGCTGATCTTCAACAGGCGCATTGGGCGGCAGGTAGTTTTAACCTGATTTACAATTGGGAAATTGAGGACGCCCTAAACCGTCCAGAATGGCGAGTCTCTATCGACAAGGCTTTAGAAGCTTATCAAGACGCAACGGGTGAAACTTTCGGGATTAACACTTTATCCGATGCTCTGGTAATGGCGTTAGACTGGGTATCTAATGACTTGTCTTACCTAGTGGAGTCAGTTCGCTATTGGCTTGTCACTGAGTCCGTGGACTCTATGGACCCAAGCCCTGATGAGTATCTGTTTACAACAGAACAAGAAGCCCTAGATCACGTCTCTGAGGGCATTCAGACCAGAGTGGGCTACATAGTCCAGCACAGCCCTCAGAGCGTCTCTGAGGACGAATTAGAAGCGTTACAAGAACAAGAAGCGCAATTGTTTAGGGTGGTAGAAGTATGAACATAAACGACGTATTTTTGTGGCTCATCGTGGCCGTTATGGGCGGTTATTCGCTCGCAATTATCTTTATATAGGGGTCTAGTTATGGATGATCAATTCTGGAAAGTATCTAATAAGGTAGATTACACGCTCGCTACAATGATGGAAATAATCCAAGAGTGCGAGCGCCTGGGCTTAGAAGATAAAAGTGTTGTTAAAGCGGCGCTTGAGTTGTACAACTTTTGGAAAGATAACAAGCAAGGAGTAGTGAAATGTCAGGATTAAGCGACACTTGGGAAGTTCTCAGCTTTGAATATAATATGGCCTACGTAGATAGCGGCAGAACTGTCTATTTTAGCGGCGATTATAAGGCTTGTCAGGACTATGTAGCTACAGTTAAGGGGGGTAGGATACAGAAGGTTAAAAGAGCCGCTTGTAAGGCTCAAGAGACGGATAAGGAGCTAATAGCTCGGTTGCTACACCTAGCGCCTAAGACTAACCACGCAAAGGGAATCAACTATGAGTAAAGAGACAGAGCAACAGTTCGACAAGAGACACGGTGGATCTTGGGACAGAGGTAGCGCTGACAGCTACTATAGACGCCCATACAAGCCCCATAAATACGCCTCTGACACGGGCGCAAGTGAGCGCATTGAAAGCCTGTCAGCGAGCGACCTAGCAGCGTATGACGCCGGTTATGAAAATAACGAAGCGCTTGGATATTACAAGGATTGGGACTGAAGCGATGCAACAAAAGAAACACATACCAAGCCACGCTGAAATAATGGCGATGATTGAGCAAGCCAAGCAATACAGGCTTGAGGCTCAGGCTGCTACTGCTAGGCAATTAGCAGTGTTGGACATCATAGAAGCCGCTTATGGTCCAGATATTCCAGGACTGCCAGAGCAATCTAAAGTTGCAGAATAAGGTCATAGAGTTCTAGTTTAGAGACAGGTGTTTGTGAGCATTTTGCGCACACATCTGTTTCTCTATATGTAGTGTCTAAAGTTTGAAACAAATACTAGATGTGGTATGCACACCCGCTTGACGAGTGCAAGGAAAATGTTTACACGCTTAAGTAAACCACTGATATTGTTGTATTTATGTTATAAACCGACAGAAACATTTGAC